ATCATGTGGGGAAAACCATGATAGAGATTTTAATGCGGCTAAAAACATATTAAAACAAGGTTTAAAAATATTATCTGGTTCACGGATTGAATCGGATGTAAAACAAAAACAGGTGGAGGCGTTATCATTAGATGAGTCTATGAAACCTGAAACACATCAGTCTTTAGCTGATGTGTAGTTCATTCCATAAGGGCTATCACAAAGGTTCGGAACGACTGACTTTACTGAAACGGACCAGCGCCGCCCTGTAACTTCGCATTATGAGCCCGACTGGCTGGAAAACCTTCCAGATTATCATCACCCCAAGGAGCATCAGCATCATCCTCGTCAATACCACCATTATCAAGTACTCCACCAAAAGCAAATCTAAAGTTGAAAACAGGATAACCCTCTCTGTTCTCCCACATTTCAAATGTAGAACTATACCCTTGTAAAGTATCTCTCTTAAGCTTATCAACAACTTCAAAACATCTCATAATTGATGACATTTTTTCCTTTCTCTCGAAGAAGCAGAAAACATCAATTATTCCATCAGTATAACTAACCTCAGCCTCTGTTCTACTCATAGTAAAGAACTTCCTTAGTAGATAACAAAGGTTATCCATCTCGTCTTCTTTACTCAAAGCCTCCTCTTCGTTATCCTCAATTGGAACATTAGCGTTTCCATCAACCTCATAATTATCGTCAACCTCATCAGCAATATTACCGTCTATACTATAACCACCACTACTAAGTTTTTTATCAAATTTTGGTATATCCCAATCCTCATCTTCTTCTTCCTCAACTTCTTCTTCTTCAAAATTATTCGGATGTTTACTCCAAGGTATCATATCGTCTCCTTCCCAGCCTGACCAGTCTCTTATTTTTTCAAATTTCTTTCTCATAGTAAGTTATATTAATTCTATTTTTAGATTATCGTGGTCGAATAAGACATTTGGATCCATTTTATGCTTGCGTAATAGTGTATTCAATATGTTCATGTTGTCATAGACAACATCCACATTTGGCTCATCCATACTAATATTTATAAAGCTTCTTCCATATTTAGAATCGAGAGTTTTCTCAAGTGAGAATTTTGAATCTTTGAACTCATCCAAGAATTTTCTATGTTTTCTAATAAGGTATTCATCAAACCCGACTCTTCTAGCAACTGGTAGATTTTCCCAATCAACCTTTAATAACGCTGGACACAATCTTTCCAAGAAAGAAATATTTTGAAGTTCCCTACCAGTGTGCTCATTCATATACCCAATTGATACATTTGTACACTCAGGAATATAGTCTATAAATGATGCTGAATCTGTGTAAACACCACCATCATCAAGTCCCATTTTTATACCAGATTTAGCCAGTTCTCTAGCCAATCCATTTCCAAAATCATTTGAGCAACATTCCTGGCCCATTTGGAAAGTAATGATAGAATGCACATTTCTTCTATCGAAGGATATACATTTTGTAACACCTCTTATATGGTCTACCTTATTAAATTCATATGCTAAAGCATTTGATCCGATACCACCCCTTTCTTCACCAACGAAGAAATAGTAAACACCAGGAATCTTATGGTGAATCATGTATAGCATTGCTGCTACACCTGCTTTATCATCAGCCCCGAGTATTGTTGAGCCATCGGTATAAATTATATCATCACCATCCTCCTTCTTTATAAGTAGGTTAGTATTAGAGATAACTCTATCAGCGGTATCTAAGTGAGAAGTAAACATAGTAGTTGATTTACCAATTATCTTATAGTAATTGCCATGATCATCCCTTGTCAACTGATCTTTTGGAAGGAACTTCATAACATCTTCTTCTGATGGATGTGGATATGTTCTTGTAACCAGTGATATGAAAGTTGATCTTACATTAGTAGGATCATACTTAAATTCTGGAATTTCTAAAGTGTTTTCAGCCTTTTTACCAATTTTACCACCACCTGCTATGGCAGGTTTACCATTTTTCATCAGGTTATAGTTTTTACCAAACTGTTTAATATCATCCGCTGTAAATTTTGTACTACCAAACATTTGTCTAGTAAATTGACCTATTTTATAGGGCTGTTTAACACCATCAACAGTGATATCAAAATACCAATCCTTTTTAGAGACATCTACAGTTGTTATCCCATAAGGATTATGTGTCATATCTATCTCTATTAATGCGTCAGCAACAGCATCATCACCCAATGCATCAAGTTTGTATATAATCTCACCAAGTTCTACTGAATAATCAATACGGTCCAATTCTTTTGATTCTGAACCCCGTGTTACCGGTGTTACCTTGGAATCAGTGGTTTCAGTTTTTTTATTTAGGCTACCACCTGGCTGTGGAAACCCCTTTACTGATTCTATATAACTTTTTATTTTCTCTGACATATTCTATATATTAATTTCTAACTACCAAAAATTCCGAGTTATTATAATCCACTTTGACCTGACCCGGATTCAAACCTTTTGGCTTAGTTACAAATTTTGCCTTACAACACACAATCTCAACACTTGATTGGTCTTTACACTTAGAATGTTGAGCCGTTATTTCAGCCACTTTTTGCCTTGTTTCAGATGGAACCACCCTATCCTTTGTTTTTATAACAACATGACTTCCTGGATGACCCTTAACATGCATCCAAAGGTCATCATCATCTGCCATTATTGTTGATAGATAATCATTTGATTCTGAATCTCTACCTATCAGTACTTGAAATTCATCAATCTCAATCTTTTTAAGATTGGGAAACTTCTTTTTACTCTCATAAAATTTCTTATATCTCGTGTACATAAAAGTATATATTAAAAAATAACATCAACAAATTGTAAATAATATGTTAAAACTAAAAACAATTAAGTTCAATGAAAATCTCACCAATTCCGATATTTCGGCGGAAAAGGAAATGGTATGGCAAATATAATAATTTCTTACTTCACTTAGGGCTATTCCAAGATGAATTATCTAGAACCATTCGGTGTATCAGCGAAAAATGCGGGAATTATCCAATCGCTCCGAATACTTTCTCTTTGGTTGTTTGTGCTGAATTAGAAACTTTTGGCAGCTGTTCTTTTTAATAAATTTTAAGGTGAAAACCGAAAGCTTGTGGAGAAATTACAAGGCATAAAAAAACCCCATAAAGGGGTTTTTTTATATTCTAATCAACACCAACATTATAAGCTTCACCAGTTATTAGGTTAAATGATCTAGATTCTGAAAATCCAAAATATGATGGAGAATTAACACTCAATTCGTATAAACTTTCACCACCGGAGAATTCACTATATGTAGCAACTAATAGTGTTGATCCAGTATATGCAACATTTACATCAAGTCCATTATAATAACTACCATAAGGAGCTGACAATACTAGGCTACTATCACTTGATGATGCTGAAAACAGACCTTCTTCCATCAATGATCCATCAAATTCCGATGCTAGTGTAGTAGCAGCAAATGATGAGGATGATGTAGCAGAGAATGTGTAATCTAGTGGTGTACCAAATACTTCCATTTGGAAGTTATCACCTGGATAAGCTGTTCCTGTTAAGGCAAATGTAACTGTTGCTGGTACATGAGTAGCAGTTGAAGATGTTGATCCATCAATATCCACCGAATAAGTATATGTTCCATTTGTATATCCATCGGACAATGATATTGTAGCGGTCACTAATCCACTTAGTGTTATATCTGCTCCACCTCTTATTCGGAGAGCATGTACACCAACTGATAAAACATTTGATACGGTTGCGTAACTTAATGAGTTTATTTCTAAATAAGGTCTAGACATTTTGTTTAATTTCTTTTTATTATATATTAGTATTCAAAACTCACTTTTATACAAACTTGTTCTTTTCCAAACCCATTTATCCTGACCACAACCATATATTTTATAATATCCCCGGTCACACATTATCTCACTTTCACTTTTATTAGGATCAAATCCATCCTTTATCAGTTTTTTCTTATTATAGTTGAATCTATGTTTCCTGATACCATCAATAACCCACCAATAATTAGGAGGTGTTCTATGTATAAATTTAAATCCAAGTTTCTTATAAATATCACCACTAAACATTGATCTGTCAGCAAATGATGTAATTTCCGAACAAGTATAATTGGTTGTATAGTATTTAAACAGTCTAGAAGCTGACCCAATAACAGATGTATTTAAAATATTTACGAACCTAACTAGTTCAACACGACCCCTTGTACTATGGAATAACATACATGAAACTAATAGATCGTTATAATACAATCCAATACATGTTTTATATGATGTATATCCCTGTATATGGTTTCTATCCAAGAATTCCCTTATCACAGATGTATCAGTAACCTCTTTTATTGCGCATTTTCTAGCATATATAAGTTTATCTATCTTTCCAATACGTGATAGTATCACTGATTTAATTATATCTTGTTTATATAACCAATCATCTTCCCATATGTGTATAAGGTCAATACCACTATTAACACACTTTGTTGTTTTATCAAGGTGATATGTTCTTTCTTTATACATCTCACTGTGCCAATACAGACCGTTATATTCCAAAGCAGTATTACCTATTAAAAAATCCAATTCATAAGGGCTAATTGAATCTCTATCCTTGGATTTGAAATCGGATCCAATTTCCACTAACCAATTCATTATATTTAACTCTTGTCCTGACTGTTTAGTGTCAACAGGGTTACAAGAAGTACATATAATAACACCACATATTGATCTCCGTTGCAAGGTTGTTGGGTGTATGTCAAATTCATGACCACATAGATCACTATATAATCTAGCATTTCCTAGCTTCTTACCAGATATAAATTTAAATCCCCTTTCCTCATAAAAGGAAACTCTTTTTAACATCCTGAGACTTTTATATTCATCACTATCAATATAATTCTTATATTCTTCTGATTTTGTATAGTGATCCACTCCATATTTAAACATTATTGACTCGGATGACTTCTTTTTAAAATCATCCGACTGGTAGTACCATTTTTCCTTATATTTTAAAAGATTAGACTCGTTTACACGAATCTTGTATTCATCTGTCATAGAGTAATGGTCTTCACCATATTTCTCATTACTAGTCTTCTTTGATTTTACTAAATAGTCATCCGTACGTGTGTACCAATCTTCCCCATATTTCTCATTATTGGTATTAATAGTCTTTTCTATGTAATCATCCGATTGTACATAATGATCGACCCCGTACTTATTATTCATAGTCTTTGCCGACTTTGTTTTAAAGTCATCCGTCTTAAAATAATGATCTTCACCGTACTTATCCTTTATACTATCTGACCATTTTTTACGAACGGTTTCATTTTGAAAGCTAGACGTATGACCATATCTCTCCAGGTTAGTAGAAGATGCTCTATTCTTTATTATATCCGACTTTGAAATATTATCAACTCCCCATTTTTCAATATTTGTATTTCTTCTCTTACTTTTAGTAGACTCACATGACTGAGCACATTTAGGAGAACATGATAACCTATACCCATCTTTCCAATTTCTATTAAAGGTGGTTTTTTTACCACATTTACAAAGATTATAATTCGGATATAAATTCACCCAATGCCAGATTCTCTGTACGAACTTAATATCTATATCAGATGTATAATCAATTATTTTCTGGTGAACATCAGGATAGTTATTTCTAAAATAGGACTCCCTCATCCTAGCAGGGATATCATTTGTTATATCATTGATTATTTTAATATTATACATGGTGTGAAGGTTGCCTATAATATATATAAAAAAAGAAACTCCCTGTTTTTAACAGGGAGTTTCTAATTTCTAATTAACTATTAATGATTAGTTCAAGAATTGAGCTGCGTCATTAACAACAATCGTCATATACTGCTTCTCTGGGAAGAACCCAACGTCAGCGAGCGCGTAACGACTTCTTAGTAACATTCTTGGAGCGAAAGTTGCTTCAGAGATCACAGAGATTGACTGTGCCATAAGATATGGTACAAAAATCAAACCTGGTTGGTCTGGGTTATTCTTTCTTCCAATAACGATTCTGTTGTCATTGTATCTCATGTACGGGTCAACATAAATCTGGATATCTCCAATTTGACCAACAGGGTACAATTGACCTTGTCCGTTCAATTTAGATTTAACTGGATTAACAGTGTAACCTGCGATGTCCATAAGAGATGCAGCAAGTCCTCCGTTAGTTACAGCAAACTGTGCTGGGCCAACTCTACCTTCTGTTGCGATGTAGTTAGACGCATGTGCCAACTTAGTGATAAGTTTTCTTTGAACAGCATGTGTTGTTTCTCCACCGATACCACCATTACGAGTTACGTAAGCAGTGTCAAGGTCAAAAATACTTGAAGCAGTCGCAACAACAGAAGTAACACCCAATCCTGCTTGTACAGGTGATGTAGCTCTGTTAGCTTGACCAAGAGCAAATATTCTTTGAACAATTTGCTTAGAGATTGTCTGAGACAATTCATTAACAAGGATTGATTCCATCTTTTGAACGATATCCATTCCTGTGTTAGCCTTGATATCTTCAATTTCTGTTCTTCTTAATGAAGTAGATACTTCAATAGTACCAACAGCAACTGATTTAGTAGATACTTTAGGTCCGATAACACTTGAATAAGTGTCCTCATCTGTCTGACGATTCATCGGGTAATCTCCTGAACTAAGGTTTGATGTCCAGTTAGCTGAGAACCCTGGAAGTTGATCTTCTAGAGCTGAAATTAATTCAATTGTAACTTCTGATGTATATGTATCAACAGTTCCAGCAGTTGCACCACCTATCCAAAGAAGTTGTGATGTCATTGAAGCAGTGCTAGTAAATGTATTCTGCGTTTGATCGAACTGGTATGCATAAGTACCAGTACCGGCTTGTGATCCACCTGGTGTTGAGTTAGCTTGTCTCCAAGCTCTGAACATTGGGAAACCATCGATACGAGAGTATCCAAGAAATTCTAAGGCTCCTTGTAGACCGGTGACTACCCCAGCCGGGTCTATGTCCAACTGTGTTGGAACTGTTGGTGTAATAGTGCTCGATACAAGATGTGAGTTTTTTACGAATAATCTACCACCTTCTAATCCACCTTGTGTTTGTGTAATACCTGGTGCCGACACAAGAGCTGCGTTAATAGCGGCTTTTACAAGTAACATACTACCTGTGTCGCCAACTGCAGATAATTTAAATACTTGTGGTCGTGACATTCCACCAACGTCTGAAAGATCATCATATTGAAAATCAATATAAAGTAAATCGATTTTTGGACCTGGTGTTGGTTTTACAGCGACAAGGTCAAGACCAATTGTCTGAGCTGCGATTTTCATTGCTACTGGAAGTAGGTTCTGTCCTAAATCTCCTGATCCGATGTTACGATCGATTCCGGCTTGTGACCCAAATCCTGCACCACCACCAAGAAGTCCTGGAAGAGTACCTGGTTGAGCTGAAACAAATCCACCCATACCCGCAGTAGTTGCGTTTGCGTAAGCGTTCTCGTTAATTGAGTGAAGTTCAGCGTATTCTGACATCCATTCAATACGATCACCAACAACGCCCATGTTCTCCAATACTGGTGACCATTTCTTAACGGCTTTTTGTTTGTCTATTCTAATGTGTGACATATTTTTTTGTTTTTCTTTTTTTTATCTCCTTTTTGAGATTAGCTTAATTTTCCGAATCTTTCCATTATTGCGCTGTAATCCGTTTCAGATAATTTATCCTCTTGGATAAGAGCATCGTGGGAAACTAATTTCTTAGTAACTGATTCATTTTTCTTGAGATTTCTAGTCATCCAGAAGTGATCAACCTGTTCTTCGGTTCTCAAAATTTCTTCAGGATATAATCTAGCCTGTGATAGGACAGATTTTCTTGAACTCTCGTTCATTTGGTTCCAGATAGCCTTTGTATTTTCTGGCATTAATCTGATTACCTTTTCCTCTAACGTTTCATTCTTACTTGCCAATGCCTCAGAGATTAAACTCAATACGTCTTTCGTTGTAAAGAATGAGCCTTTTTCGTTTATGTAAAGCTTAACAGTTTCTTGTTCCTCATTTGTAAGGGTGTAGTAACTGTCAACCTGAGTTTTGTTTAAGAACCTCAAAAAGTGTAGGTCGGATGTTTCGGATGCTTTTCGTTTTTTAGCTTCCTCAATTAGTTTATCAATAGATGCTGACAACTCTGTATCAGAGTCTCCATCTATTTCTTCTGATGAATCTTCTTCATCGTTATAGTCATTATTTTCAAGTGTTGGACATTCACATGGGTCAAAAACACACTCTAGGCAGCATTTTTCATTTTCAAAGTCACCTCGGTAACGGCCCATTGGCATTTCGTCTAGTGTTGGGTTCTCACCTTCATCACCAAATTCCTCATCATAAAAATCTTCTTTGATAACTTCAAATCCTGCTTCTTCAACAGTAGGAAGTCTAAATGCTTTTCTATTCTCGTTTAGTCTAGCACCGTTTAACTTTTCAGTAATAAGTGACTGATAAGAAACTGATTTGTCAAGATTTTCTGCTAGATATTCAGAATAAGCGATGTTATCATCAAGATTCTCAGCTATGTATTCTGAATAAGCGATATTCCCCTCAACATGCTCAGAAAGATATTCTGAGTAAGCAATTGAATTATCTAAGTGCTCAGCTAGATACTCAGCGTAAGAAATGTTCTTATCTAGGTTTTCTGCAAGGTATTCTGAGTAAGAAATGTTCTTGTCAAGACTTTCTGCAATGTATTCTGAGTAAGAAATGTTCTTATCTAAGTTTTCTGCTAGGTACTCAGCGTAAGAAATGTTCTTATCTAAGTTTTCTGCTAGGTACTCAGCGTAAGAAATGTTCTTATCCAAGTTCTCAGCAAGGTATTCTCCGTAAGAAATGTTCTTGTCAAGATTTTCAGCCAAATACTCAGAGTAATTAACACTCTTCTCAATGTTCTCAGCTAGATAATCATTATGCTTGATCAATCTAGATGTTGTTTCTTTAAGAGATTTGTTCTCTGATACAACAACTTGAATTTTCTCAGCCAAATAGTTAAGATATTTTTCCATCTTAGCGTTTGTTTGGTTCAATTCCTCATAATACTCTAGAAGTTGTTCCATTTTTTTAGGAGCTAAATGACCTTTAGTCACAGCGTTTTTAACCTCTCTCTTAGTTGTTGCTAATTCATTCACCAAATAGTTAGAATAATCAGTCAACTGTGTTTTTGTTACAAAGTCTTTTGCGTTCATATTGAATAGTTCGTTTATTTTTGATTCATCAGTCATTTCATATATTCTAAAGTTAGAATCAGGCTGGTAGCCTAGTGATTCGTTTATTGATTTAACGCTCATCCTGGCTGATGAAAACCCAGGGTCTGCAACTATATCATATGTAAATAATTTCTTAAGTGAAACCGTTCCATCACTCTCCGTAACTCCGGCTGCTCTTGACGAAACAAATATTGGACACCCGTCATTAACAAGTGCCTTAGCTTCTTTTCCCCAATAAGTACTTAGCAAGCTAATTTCACCATCAACTCTATTACCTTCTTTAACATAAGAAGCTGATTTGATGATGTGTGATGATCTGGACAAAGAGGTGTCGAACACATCAGGGTGATCAAACTCTCCGTAAACTACACCCAGATCAGTAATTCTACTGTTTAGTTCTTCTAAACATGGTAAAAACTTAGCTGCGGTATAAACCCTGTCATTTCTGTTCTTAACACCAAACTCTGTAAAGGTTCCACCTAATAGGTATTTATCCTTTGATTTTGATTCATTAACCGACAGGGATTTGTTTGAATTTTCAACTATAAGTACTGACTTCATAAAACTTGTCCATAATTTTTTGTAGTATATATATTGGGTATAAAAAACCATTAAAAAACATAGGTGGATTTTTTACACAAAAACAGAAGTAGGACACGGTGAGTTTGATATATACCATATGATAATAAGTAAAAGTGTAACAGTTAGGATAGGATCATCCAATTTCAGTCACTACCACAAAACATATCCAGATATAAAATGTGGTGAGGAGATACAGGTATCAGTAAATAATCTTACAAAGAATAGTAATGCCAAAATAATTGTTGAATGTGATTCATGTGGAATCGGGAAGGAAATATCACATAAGAACTATGCATCATATGGACACATCAACAGCGAATACACCTGCAGGAGATGTAATCTAAAAAAGAACAATATGGAAAGGTATGGGGTTGAAAATGTATTCCAATTAGACACCATAAAGAATAAGTCTAAGAAAACAAATATGGAGAAATATGGTGTTGAATATATCTCACAATCTACCGAAATACAAAAGTTTATAAAAATGAGAAATATGGAGAGATATGGATCAGAACACCATCTACAAAATAAAGAAATACTAGAAAAACAGATTCAAACAAACATAAACAGATACGGCGTGTCAAATATCTCAAAATTGGACAGTGTTAAAATCAAAAAAATGAAAACATGCTTAGAAAATACAGGATCAAAATATATTTTCCTTGATGAATCATTTCAAAAAAGAATGATAACAAATAATATTAAGAAATATGGCGTTGATAATCTACTAAAGTCTATTGAAATAAGGGATAAAATCAAGGAAACCAATATTGAAAGATACGGAGAGGATAATCCATCAAAAAATGAAAATATTAAGAATAAAATAAAAAAATCAGTACTAAAAACACTACACGAGAAAATACTAAATGGTGGTGAAAATATTATTAGAATAGACTCTACCAATAGGATGTTCAGAATACAATGTGATTATTGTCAAAAGGAATTTGGAATAAGCTACTCGCTATTCTATAAAAGAAGAGAAACAAATACATGCATATGCACTATTTGTAATGAAATTGATAAACATCAATCTGGATTAGAGGTATTGTTACAAAATTTCATAAGCGAGAATTATAACAAAGAAATGCTAACTAATCATAGGATTGGTGGAAAGGAAATGGATGTATACCTGCCAGAAGATAATATAGCATTTGAGCTCAATGGCGTTTATTGGCATAGTGAATTATATAAAGGACGCAATTATCACAAAGACAAGACAGATATTTGCTTAAACAATAACATACAATTAATACATATATGGGAAGATGATTGGATATACAAGAACACTATATTAAAATCAATGATATTAAACAAGATCGGTAATGCCTCTAATAAGATATATGCTCGTAAATGCGATATAAAGGAAATAACAGACAATTATGTTATTAAGAAATTTCTAAATAATAACCACATACAAGGATGGGTTGGATCTACCGTTAAAATAGGATTATATTATAATAAAAAACTTGTTAGTATAATGTGTTTCAAAAAGAACAAGGATATGTATGATCTTAATAGATATTGCAGCATATTGAACACTAGTATTGTTGGAGGAGCCAGCAAATTGCTAAAATATTTTATAAACAATTATTCTAACAATATTGTAACGTTTTCGGATAATTCCTATAGCAATGGTGATTTATATAAAAAGATTGGATTCAAGAAGGAATATAATATAAAACCTGACTACCATTATATAGTATTAGGAATAAGAGAGCATAAATTTAATTTTCGTAACAAAGACACTAAAAATATTCTAAGAATATATGATTCTGGTAAAATAAAATTTAGATATGTCTCATAACAGGAATTAAAAACTATAGGTGGATTTTTTACAAGGAGGGGTCTGTCGAAATGATATATAACTTAAATTGATGACGGTTTTTTATGATTTTGACTAGAGATATAAGCGTTAAGGTGATTGAATCAAATCTCCAATATTTTGAAAATATGGGATATGAGATATCAATTGGTGATATTATTAAAATTCCGATTGAGTTAATATCAAAGGGGTCTCACCACAAAATAAATTGTGAGTGTGACGGATGTGGTATTCAAAAAGAGGTAATATTCAAGAACTATGTTAAGTATGATAACACATGGGGATATTACTATTGCAGAAAATGCTCAGAAAAGAAAAGAAAAGCCTCTTTAAAGAAAAACTTTGGGGTGGAATATCCTATACAGAATAAGGAGATCTATGAAAAGATGAAGAAAACAATCTCTGATAGGAAAAGTGATACACAAACAGTCTATAAAGATAGATAACTATAAGATGTCACACCTACACAGGGTATTGAAAAAATTCAAATGCCAAAAAAACCAAACAGTTTAATTTAAAAATAATACTATGCCCACTCTCTGGATCGTTACTAAACTCATTCTTGTAGTGTTATTGTCTGATCCTCATATAATGATTCATTAAATGGTTTAAATTTTCTTAGGTGTTTCATGTTATTAATTTTATTTATTATATATACAAAAAGTGGCTAAAATTCAAATTCTGCACCACCAGCATCATCTCCACCAGCATCATCTCCACCAGCATCATCTCCACCAGATACACCAGTATCACCACCACCGAAGTCATCACCTCCGCCATCATCTCCACCGAAGTCACCACCGAAGTCACCTCCTCCACCAAGGTCTCCCTCACCTCCTTCACCTTCACCACCTTTATTAGCATCTTTAACCCAATACCTTTTATTCTCTTCCTTCTCAGCTGGTGACAATTTAAGAATTCTATCAACTAGGTACTCTATGTGGAAATATGGCTTATCACCATCTTGTATAGCCTGAAGTGATTGCATTATCTCCGCCTTCTTAGATAGGTTACCCAATTTCTTCCACTCCTCAAATAATTGATTGGATAAGAAGTCAATATCTACCTGATTAAGGAATCTTTCATCCTCTTTCAGCTCCGGGAATTCCACAAGTATTTGTAATTTTAATGGCTTTACTATTATCTCTTTAAACACAGCTCGTAATCTTTGTATAAAATTTCCAAACTTAGCCTCATCTCTTGTTATTTCAGAAGCATCTGAGAATACACTACCACCACCAGAATCATCCTGAAATCTCTGCATCGGAATCTTAGTAGCTCTCTTTAAAATATTGAAAAACCATCTAAGCATTGAATCCTCATTAAGGTCATGACCTTCTGGTGATACAATTTCCATAGTAGGCTGTCCAGCATCACCCTCTGGGAACCAGAACTGCTTATTATATGGTAAATGTTTTGCCCCATTTATTTTTAGTGTTCCAAGTGAATCATCCCATTCTACTTCCTCTGAATAATCCTGTATTAGTTGACCAATCTGTTCTTCAGCTCTTGCTCTACCAAGTCCTTTTGTCGGGATGACAAATTTCTGATAAAGTGTTGCATTTATAATGTTGAACATAATCTTGGTCTGTTCAATAATTTTCAATTGGTTATATGGCTTAATAAGTCCCTCTACATAAGATGTTTCTGAATAATCGTTCTGTGTTGAGTATGATATAAATGTTATCTGTGAGTCAAGTAAGATCCTTCTTAATTGTGGATCTTCTGGATACTGAATCCAAATATGCCCAATAGATGGCTCATATGCTGGAACAAGTGTTTCAGGATACATTCTATTGAAATAGATAATGTTCTTTTTCTTATCATCCCAAACAATCTCCATGGCTATATACCCATCAATAAGGAAGTCACGCATCATATTCCAAGCTGTAATAGAGTCAGAAAATCCCATCTTATTATAGATAACCTCAAAATATTCCAAATATTTATCTTTAATGTCCTGAGTATAGTCGCTTCCTATTGATCTTGGTGTACAGAAGTCGGAATCTGAATAAACAATAGCCTCATCACAAACGGTTGATACAAAATCTCTAATCTCATCTTTAATAGAATATTCTCTCAAAATTCTTCGTTTATCTGGATAGCTTCTATCTAGGTAAGGAATAGATTTTCTGGATAAAACGGAGGCTACCGCCCTTTGCGAAAAAAAATCGTACATCGAATTTCCTTGTTGTGAGAACGGATCTTCGTTCATACCCACACCAACCTGATTTCTCATCACCATATCATCGTAGTTCATACCCCATGAAGATAAGTCTCTTAGTATTCTGCTGAAAAGTCCTTTATTCTCTACAGCAGAATTCATCATTTGAAAATTCCCACCTGCCTCATTCGTTGGATTATAGCTCGCCATAGTTCATGTTATCTTTCTTTATATCTCTATTTATTTTACTACAGAGTGGTTGTATATTTTTATAGTGGTTTAATTTTACCACATCTTCTATATATTCAGCACTTGATACCGGTATAATATGATCTATATCCCACCCAGAGTTGAAACCACCATCATATATTCCTCTATTTTCCCATGTCATCCATGGTTCAAATTTTGATTCTAAATAATCTTTCAATTCCTCAAATGAGCATCCTAATATTTCTTCTGTCCTACCATTTTTTGGATACCCGATATTATAGAATGAATTATTTATCAAATTTCTAATATTAACACGTAATCTATATAATGGATCATTTTTCCTACGCTCTAATAATTGTATATTCCGTTTTTCTTTATTATTCCTCTGATATTCTTTTTGATATTCCAATTTAGATTCCCTATTATTAGAATAATATTCAGAGGACCTTTTCTTGATATTATCAGATTTTTTTTTATAATATTCCTTATTGCGAATACCCTTTAACTCTTTGTTACTAGAATACCATAATTTATCTTCCAGACTCTTTTTTTCCTTTCTACTATCCCTATATTCCTTCTGTTTGTCCTTATTTTCCTCCCGATATTTCCTAGAACATTCCTTACAATTGGATCGATGTCCATCCTTGGATGATTTATCCTTATTAAATAAATTCAACTCTTTCCCGAATTTACATTTGCTACACCTCTTCATCCCTCACTGTTTCTTTTTCAAAATATATATACCTCCCGGAAGGTGTCAATTTAGTTCCTATGGTCCCCTTCTTAACCCAGTTACTTAATGTTCTCCGTGTTATCTGGTATTTCTCCATTATATCCTTTGCTTTCATATCACTATATATAAAACCTCTTCTTCCTCTTTTTCTATATTTTTCACTAATAAATAATTGTGAGTAATAAGGATAAAAATATACTAATATATACTCTATGAAGATCCGCAGATAACGATATTATATTTAAAAGTATTGATGATGTTAAAAAATTCCTAACTAATAAAAATAACCAACGACAAAGTGATCTATCAAAGAAAAGCTTAGCATTTAATCATGGCGATACCTTTGGTGATTACAAATCTTCAATTATTAGCATAAAATCCATTAGTATATTATTACCTATGATTTAATTCTTTCCATATTTTTCAAAGTTTTTCTGTAACCTAGATATGTGGTCACCAAGAGCATCATATTTCTCAGATACTTCAGATTTTATATCATAAAAATCAGCCAATAATGTTTGCGTCATCTCTTTATGTCTCTGTTGCTTTGTTTCTATCTTCTTAGTCCATATATCCATCAATTTTCTAGGATCGTATGTATTCTTTGGATGTGATGAGTACAGAAACCTAGGTAAATATTCAAGATTTATTCGATGTACCATTTTTACCTGAGCAACATTATATTCGACAATAGAATATTCAAATCCATATCTTATTAATGCTCCATATACCCCCTGAAAATCCACCTTTAATGTTTTATTCTTTTCAAAGTCGTCTTCTACAATATACTTATCAAAAATAGCGCTTCTTAACTCTAATGGGATGAAATTGAAATTAACACCGAGTATCACTATAATATTTCCAATCTTTCGATAATCAGCACAGAATATTGGTGAATATTTCATCCAATTTGAATCGTCTAGATAAAAAATATTATAAAAACACCCAACCTGTATATCTTGCTTATTTATAGCCTCAACCATATCATCAGATTTTGAATATTTATCATACATATGTAATGTATTTTTCTTATAATAATCTACAATATCTTTTCCGAAAACTGCCATACTTAACTTAACCCTTTCTTCTAATGCTCCCATATATTATTATCTAAAATTTTATACACATTATCTGAATCATAATAAGGCATTCTTATTAATTTTATACTCTTATCTATACAATACTGATCTTTTATACCATCCCTTATCTTGGTCTCATTATATACTGGTATCCCACCAAAGAAATCGATTGGTTTAAAGTGCTGCTTTCCGTCAAATTCGATACATATATTATGACTTGGTAGGTAAAAATCAAATACTAAATTATTTATAAATAAACACCCGTCAAATTTTTTCTGCGGCTCAAATTCAATAGAATTATCACTTAAATAATTAAGTATTTTTAACTCACCTTTACTACAAGAACATGATGGACAACCAACACCAAGTATATGATCATTTGGCTTCTGTAAAAAATACCCATGTGTTGGACATATTATCCTGACCTTTATCTTATCTGATATATATTCAACATCCGAATAATCGTATCGATTCCTATGACTATCAACTGATTTATCAATAAATATGTTTTTATTAACTCTTCTTCTTTCAGATTTAGAACATTTCACGCAACCTACTTTAAGGTGATTTACAGGTGTTGATAAAAACTCACCATGGGTTGGGCATATTATTCTGACCTTACTTTTTCTATTTTTATATCTAACCAGTGAATAATCATATTTATTTCCAAATTTTATACTTACTTTTTCAAAAAACTCTTTATCCTTTCGCTGATAAACAGATACATTATATGATGAGCACTTCTTACATATATGCCCATTAAGGTGATTTAACGGTGTTTGCTCAAACACACCATGTATCTGACAAATTATCTTAACCTTTGTCATACAATTATTATAGTCAACAAGTGAATAATCATATTTATTATTATGTATTTTACTAGATCTATCCATAAATTGGCCTATTGATAACTGAATTGGCATATCATATATATTAAAATATTCATCCTCTTAATGAATCACATACTGAAGTGCTCCCATATAGATATATATTACATGATCAATAGCAAGCCGAATAATAAAAACTACCACCAAGGCAATTACACACCAGTTAATAAAGATAAAATATTAAAATTGAATAGTGAGGATGGGGTATACTATAGATCCGGATTGGAGCTCAAATTTATGACATGGTTAGATCGTAGCGATAAAATTAAAAGGTGGGGATCAGAGTGTTTAAAAATCCCATACCAACTAACACATTATGAAAAAAATGGAGATATTAACCTTAAAAGCCATATATATTACCCAGATTATTACTATGAAATAGATAACAATGGAATATTTAAAAAGGTTGTGGTCGAGGTTAAACCAATGAAAGAATATGAAGATGTTATATTATTGGAGAAAAAAATGTTTAAGATCCCAAAAGATGTCACTATTAAGAAACTAAACAGCCTGGAATATCGATTAAAGATGGCGCAAAAAAATCTAAGAAAATGGGAAAGTATGATAAAATTCTGTGATTTAAAGGGATTTGACTTTATAGTTATAACTGAGAACCACTTTAAAAGTTAAAATTACTCTTAGTATTTAATTCTATCATCCGGATATGGATCATTATTAGATTCTAATTCGTATTTCGATTTAGCCTCTCTCAATACATGTGACCAGCCCTTCATATGTTTAAACTCATAACTCTCTATATCATAGTATACCTTGAAAGCATATTTAGGTCGTGATGATGTCCTAGTTTTCAACCAGAGGAATCCATACCTTTTGGTATATTCTTCATATCCATAAAAAAATTTTGTACCGAAGATTGGACTTGAGTGTATATCATCACCATAAATATACCCAATCAAATACCTATATGTATCACCATCAATTAATATCTCTTTCATTACTTAAAAAATCTTTATATACTGATTCTATACCATTTCTCAAAGAAGTTTTATGTTTCCAGCCCAAATTATGAACCTTTGAAACATCCAATAACTTTCTAGGTGTTCCATCTGGCTTACTACTATCAAATTCTATATCACATTTATATCCAATGATATCCTGTATTAGATACACAAGATCTCTTATTGATAGATCTTCGCCAGTTCCAATATTCACAATTCCATCACCATCATAATTCTCAAAAAGGTGTATACAAGCCTCAGCTAGATCATCAACAAGTAAAAATTCTCTCATAGGATTACCAGATCCCCATACAACAACACTCTTATCATTATTCATTTTAGCCTGGTGTATTTTACGAATAAGAGCTGGTAAAACATGTGATGATCCAAGATCATAATCATCACCAACACCATATATATTTGTTGGCATAACAGATATAAAATTAGTACCATATTGCTGGTTAAATGACTGACACATATTTATACCGGATAATTTAGCCAAAGCGTATGCATCATTAGTTTCCTCAAGAGGACCAGTCATCATATATTCCTCTTTTATTGGCTGAGGACACATTTTCGGATAAATACAAGAAGATCCTAGAAAAAGTAGTTTTTCAACACCGTTTTTATAGGAAGCATTTATAACATTTGATTGAATCATTATATTTTTATAAATAAAATCACCCTTCTTTGTGTTATTATAGTTTATACCACCAACATAAGCAGCCGCCAAGAAAACAAAAACAGGTTTATATTCTTTGAAGTATTCATCAACCCTTGATTGATTAGTTAGGTCTAAATCAAAACTTGTGGGTGATATTATATTATTGAATCCTTTAGATTCTAATTCTCGTATTATAGCAGATCCAACCATACCACGACCACCACACACCAATATCTTGGAATAAGGTTTAATTCTAACCATTATTGTAATATTTTTAACTCTCTTAAAACACTATTATAATCCTCATCAACCATTTCTTTACATAATGATTCAAGGTCATATTCTGGCTCCCATCCAAGAATAGTTCTTGCTTTAGTAGAATCTCCTAATAATTGATCAACCTCTGTCGGTCTAAAGTATTCCTCATCTACCTCTATTAATGTACCACCGGTATCAATATCAATACCCCTCTCAAAAAGACCATTACCCTCCCAAGATATAATTATACCAAGTTGTTTAAAAACCATCTCAATAAATTCTCTAACAGATACCATTTTACCAGTTGATAAAACAAAATCATCTGGCTTATCTTGTTGCAACATAAGCCACATTCCACGGACATAATCCTTAGCATGTCCCCAATCTCTCTTAGCGTCTAGATTCCCAACATATAATTTCTCTTGAAGACCAACTTTAATACGTGATGCCGCCATTGTTATCTTACGAGTAACGAATGTTTCACCCCTTACTGGACTTTCGTGGTTGAAAAGTATTCCCGAACAAGCATATATACCATAAGCCTCTCGGTAATTAATAGTTATCCAGTGTGAATATAGTTTGGCAACTCCGTATGGACTTCTTGGATAAAATGGGGTTTTTTCGTTTTGTGGAATCTCTTGCACAAGTCCAAACATTTCAGATGTTGAAGCTTGGTAAAATTTTGTCTTTTTTGTTAATTTAAGTATACGAATAGCCTCCAATATTCTTAATGTGCCAATAGCATCAGCATTTGCTGTGTATTCAGGAGTTTCAAATGAAACCTTAACATGTGACTGGGCGGCTAAGTTGTATATCTCATCCGGCTGAACCTCTTGTATAATACTTATAAGGTTTGTAGAATCTGTCATATCACCATAGTGAAGGTGAAATGTTCCATCATCCTTTGTCTTTTCAAAAATATTATCTATCCTATCGGTATTAAATGAAGAACTTCTTCTTTTAATACCATGCACAATATACCCCTTCTCTAATAATAATTCTGCTAGATATTTCCCATCTTGTCCAGTTATTCCAGTGATCAATGCCGTTTTTCCCATAAGAGTTTTATACAACAGGATAATTAAAGTTTATTTAAAAAAATTAGTCTTAGATAAAAGTCAACAAATCGATATACTATATACCCATTTTTTCTGACCACTTGAATATATCCTATAATATCCACGGCTATGCATTATCTCAACCTCTGTCATATTTTTATCAAATCCATCATTCACCAATTTTCTCTTAGAAAAGTTATATCTATGCTTTCGCACACCATCAACTACCCAGAAATAATTTGGATCGGATAATGATATATCGTCAAATCCCAATCTACTATATAACGATCCACTGAATAATGAGATATCCTCATAGGATGTAATATTTTGCCCATCATAATGATTATTAAGAAAAAAATTAAATAATTTAGATGCTGATCCCATAATAGAATGGTGTTTCTTATTGCAAAATCTTATCAGTTCATATTCCTTTTTATTATTTGTCCTTCTCCATCCAAATGTCATTAAGCTAACCAATGTGCCTGATGAATAAAGTCCAATAGCTATAGAACAACTGGAGAATCCCTGTATATGGTTCTCATCAAGAAATTGTCTATATTCCTTAGCACCAACAATGTCTATTGAACATTTTCTAGCTCCTATCTTTTTATCAACCACACCCATTCTGTTTTTTATTATAGATTTGACAATATCTCTCTTATGTTGCCAATCATCCTCCCATATATGCAAAAGATCTATACCCGATTTCTTACATTGCATTGTTTTATCTAAATGATAATTGGATGGTTTGAATATCTCAGAATGCCAATATATACCGTTGACCTCAATACCAATATTGTGATCTGGTAAATATATATCTATTTCCCCCTTTATTAGGTCTTTGCGATTCCTTTCACAATTAATACACATCTCTTTAATGAAATTATATATTTCCGATTCTATAAAAGAATATTGAACACCAACTGGATTACATTCTACACAAATACACTTACCCATAGTATATCTTGCTGATAATAACCCTTTACTTATTGAAAATTCCTTATTACATTCTATATGTAATATCTTAAATTCCTCATTGTGATAAGATACTGTATCATATTTCTCTGAAATCAATTCAGAATATTTAATATGTGTTTTTCTTTCCTTAGATATTTTTGACCTAGTTTTAAAAAACTCATTTTTAGATGGATGACCACCCCATATGATATCATTTGTATTAATACACCGTTGCTTATACTCATCGGTTTTAGAATAGTGATTGACTCCATATTTTTCCATAGATATTTCTTCGGACCTTTTTTTCCAATCCTTTGTTTTGGAATACCAATCTTTCCCCCAATTTTCAAAAAATGTCTTTCGTGATTTTCCAATAACATCTTTAGACTGCATTGGATATTCAACCCCAAGATTCTTTAAATTTGTTTTTTTGGAAGATTCCTTAAATTCATCAACTTGAAATGTATTGGTTTTCCCATACCTATCCATGCATGTTTTTTTATACTTTATCTTATATTCATCGGTTTTAGAATAATGATCGACTCCGTATTTATCTAATATAGATTTTTTTAATTTTTTCTTTACTTTATCACTCTTCATGGGATTGTTAACCCCGTACCTATCAATACATGTCTGTTTAGCCACTTCTTTATTACACAGATTGCAATAATATTTATCCACGACACCATTTGTATAATTCCAATAATCCTTAAAACAATTATTCGATTCGTTTCCACATATATCACATATTGATGTGATCTTAGTAGAACATCCTTTACTAAGGTGTAATACATTAACACTAAACGTGCTCCCAATTATAACATTATATCCAAGATTTTCGTAATATTTTTTATTACGAGGATGTCCCTTTAACAAAATAAACTTTTCCTTTATCATTAACTCTATATATTATATAAAGAGTTCTCCCCTAGGGGTTTATAAAGAATGTAATCCCATTCCATCATTTGATCCTTCCAATGATATTAACTTAATTCCGTTCTCAGAATCTCCCTTTTTTTTATAAAGTTGGTTGAATCCCTTGGCCAGCCCTCGCTTAAAAACCTCAGTAAAATATGCAAAGGCATTAACTGATTTTGATTCATTAAAATTGTACCAGTTCTGGTACATATCCAGAAGACCAGATTGATAACAATCCATTTTATCATCATAATTATAGTATTTCATCTTCTTTATTGTCTCATTACCCAATATTTCAAGCATTCTTTCAGCTCTTCTTGTCAACTTACCCTGAGCTTTTGATACAATGATCTCACAATACAGTTCTTTATTACTTAAATACATATTTAAAGCATTATTTTATATCCTTTCGGTTTACACGCTTTCATGTTATAGTAAATCATTTTTTATTTGTTTAAAAAACCTTTGAGTTTTCCACCTTTTTTATGTAATTATATATTAAAAAGAAACACCATACTTTTTTAGGGTATGGTGTCGGTCATAGAATACTATTCTATGAGTGGTTAAAATTGTGGAACATCAGAAGCTTTGAAATCCTTACCACAGAATTCATCCATGGCCTTAACAAATAGATTAGCGGTTTTTCTATCAACCTCGTAGTTAATACTATTATCACTTGTTATAGACAAGCTACCACCGGATGTACTAACCCTTAGAATTAACAATACTCTTGTATTATCCGTTTCAAATGACACCCATCCATCATTATCAGAATTCACAACTGATATATTATCATTCTTGACATCATTTGATCCCTTGGATTTGTACCTAATAGTGACTCCAAGGTATTGTCTATATTTTAGACCTTTAGCGGTGTTAGATATTTCCCTACCTCTCGTATCTCCTCTGATTCTACCAGATCTCTCAACACTATCATATGTCGATGGTGATAGCTCTTCGTTAAATCTACTAATATGTTTCATATTTACATGTATCTTTTTAAAATCTTGTAACTTCTTGGAATTTAACCTCTTTTATTGCTAAGATTTCACTATCAAGATTTTCCTTTCTCTTCTGTAGGTTTCTAAGAGCGCTATTAAGAACATTAGTCCCACCTATCAATTGAATAGATCCTTTAATCTTAGAGATATTAAAATTAACATCTTCCAATTTTAGAGTGATTTCTCTTTCTTTGTCCTCCAATCTTCTTCTTGACATTGTTTCCTTACCCATCTTATCTTCAAAGAAATAAGTAAGATCACAATTTAATTCATTTTTTACCTCATTAACAAGTTCTATTGCCGAATCATATTTAAAGAATGAATGTCCGTATCTTTCATCACATCTGTATAGGAAAATATTATCCTTGAAATTAAAAGCGAAAACTTCTAGTGTTGGATTGATAAGATTGCTAACTCTCTTAACAACATCTAATTCAACAAATGAGCCCATGTTGTTGGAAACTTCCAAAATAATTGGATAAAAATTCTTATTTACAATAGGAATAACTGGTGATGAGAAAACGCTCTCTAATGTCGATTCACCGTTAAGCTCATCCTCATTAATAAAAAGTCCTTTCTTTTCTACACCAATACCAATAGTCAAATATTCAGAAATTCTGAAATCGATTCTTGATTCTGAAACATTGCAAAATTGCAATGCTGTTTCTAGCGTTCTAAGTGTTCTTAGCTTATTGTCATCCTTTACATGTGCCTCTAAAAGAGTTTTCTCAATGGTACCCTCTGATAATAGGAACCAAGAATCTTGAATAAATGCCAAGTGTCCTTCCTCAACCTGCTCAACTATTGTATAAACAGGCTCTACTCTACCACCGCTCAAAAGATTAGTCTTTTGCTCTGGAGAATCGGTAAGATTATGAACGAACAACCTTATTTCAGGAACCCAATCATAGACAGCTAATTCGTTAAGAATCTTAGACATTCTATCTTGATCAGTTTCAAGATTAATAGTCTGTAATAAAACATTCAATGGATGTCGATAAACCTCACCTTGGTTTTTTGAATTTATAACATTATACAAGTTTTTCAATTCGTATAACAATTCATATTGTATGTAATCATCATTCAAACCCTCAAGAAGGGATTTTACTCCTGAATCGTACATAAACGGCTTTAATTTACCATTTAATGAGCTAATAACATTCTTTTCTTCGTTATCCGAAAAGTTCATGTGTCCCTCAATGATATAGGCTATTTCCGATCTGTCGAAGTTTAAGCCCTTTTTAAAGTTGAAAAGTTCAAGTTTAAGGTTTTTCATACTAAAAATTTATTTTTTTATATAGAGTATATATTATCATAAAAAAACCACTTTTTTCTAAAATAATTTTAATCGGTTGTATCAGAATCCGGCCTGGTACTATTACCACTTTTATTCCTAAGCGCTATAATATTATTATACCATCGTGTCCTATATGGATGAACGCTCTGATCTTCGATAAATGCTGGATAATATGTTTGAACCGATAGACTAAGAGTTAGTTTAATATTATTATCACTTGATAAGTTCTTTTCCCTAACTATTTCAACACTGGTGTCATCTGGTACTAATAAGAAGGCATCTATATTCATATAATTATATTCAAAAAACATAAATTTATATAACCAAAGTGTATTCAATATTGATTGTGAACATTTGAACACATCAATTTCTGTTTTCAATAATATTGATAACTCATAATTAACTGTTACTGGAATCGCCCTAACTTTTCTAAGAACTGTCTTTAAATTTTTCTTCTCTTCTGATATATCTCTTAACCAAACATTTGGGTTACGAAACTCATCAGATCTAACTGCCCAATTAGTCAGTGTTATATGACCCCTTGGTATAATATCAGTATTTAACTCGACAAATCTATTATTGGAGACAACATCATCTTGGAAGCTATCTAATAAAAATCTTTCGTCTCCGCTGAGTGAATAATAAAATGGGACATTAACCTCAACATCTCCTGATGAAAATTTATTTATCCATTTTACCCTACCTTCTAATGTATCTAGTACGGTGAGTGTTAAGTCCCTAAGAAATGTTTCACTATAATTAAACCTTTCACCTATCATAAATTCTCCTGATTGCTTTTATCTAAACCTTCCAATAACATAATACTATATATTAAACAAGTAAAACTCTTAAAATGTCAATATCACAATTATTACTATGGGAAAGATCCAGACCTAAGACACTAGAAGACATAGTTCTACCAGAAAGGATAAGAAATCACTTCAAAGATGGTGAAGTAACACAGAATTACATATTCCACGGAAATTATGGAACTGGTAAAACATCACTTGCTCAGATATTGATAGGCAAATATTCAAAGGACAAACCATTTTTAGAAATAAACACCTCACTTTACACATCTATTAATGTGTTAAGAGAAGAAGTTGATAAATTCTGTAAAATTGTACCAATGCTAGAATCATCAGGTTCAACAAAATATGTTTTTCTTGACGAATTTGACAGGGCATCTGCTGAATACCAAGATGGCTTAAAAGCATTTATCGAGCATTATAAAAATGTTAGATTTATTCTAGTAACCAATCACTTTAATAGAATAACTGATGGTATTAAATCAAGATTCGCTGAATTGAACTTTAATCCACAAAATGCCGATGAGATAAAATCTATGAAGATTGGCATTTATAAAAGAATGAGAGATATCGCTGAAAAAGAAGAAATAGAAGTTGATAAGGAAACATTAACAGGAATTGTAAACAAAAAATATCCAGATAACCGGGAGATGTTCAAACAATTGGAAATTCTGAAACTCGGCAATGTTGATGATGGTATGGTCAAGATAGACAATAAGTTAAAAACGGAATTATATAAACTAATATATGATGCAAATATTGATTATCCAACAACTTATAACTTTCTAATGAATTCATTTGGACCAGAAAGAATTGATGAATTATTCAATATCCTAGGAAGGCCATTTATCGAAATATCAATATCACAGAAAAAGGATGTCGATAAATTATTTGAATGTAATAATATAATATCTGATTATAGGGATAAACTGGACACTAAGACAGATCCAATTGTTTTGGGCATGACGATTATAGGGAAGTTTAAGAAATTATTGAATTAATTTTATTTGGTGAATATAGGATTTTGTAATTTACTAACAACAACATCTGATCCAACATACTTTAAAGACGCTACCAGCACTGTGTATTGACCAGGATTTAGGCTAATTTTACCATTCCTATTTCTATAAACAATAGATTTTAATAGATGTGTATCATATGCATTTCTATAAACTCCTGATATCAAAACCTCTTCTATTGCCTCTATATCAAATTCATCTACTTCAAACTCTAACTCTCTGTATTGACCAATATATAACCTAAGCCCCTTAAACATATGGTTATTATCAATAAACGCTAAACCTGTCTTGCCGGATTTTTTTGATAATTTTCGCAATATATCATCACAATCCATATTATAATCACCAACATTCATTTTACCACGATAAAGTTCTATATCCCAGAAGCAATTAAATTGGTTATTGTTTACCACCTGTGCCACACAAGCATCAACCCCACCGCCATCATTCACTAATATAATACAGATATCATATAACTCCCTAGCGGTAAGCCCAGAAGGTGATGGATCAAGCGACTCGTTAATTAGAAATCTTTCATAGAATTCTTTATCTACTATATGTTTTTTCTTATATTCTTTATGTTTCACCATCTCCCCCGTTTTTTTATTATAGAATTTTATATCTGATTTATCATATGATGTATGGTTAAATGTTATCTCCTCATCACTATCTAATCTTATTCCCATTTTATTAGTCTTTAACCTAACCACTTTAGCATTCTTATATTCACCATCAACTCTACCACCACAATATGATACCATATCAACATATAATAGCCTTTATCAACCAAGTCATTCAACTTATCCAGATCACTTAATCTAGGATCATTTCTCAATGATGTCATATTTTCTTCAATATATGATCTATTGAGATCATATCTATTTTTCACATTCTCCTCAGTATCATTAAGAGGATATGACATTAAAATGTCAAAGTTATCACCATTCCATACACCAACTGACCAGTGTGTGTTATCACTAACCGATTTGGATGTATTGGCATGTAATTTACCATTTGATTTGAAATTACAATGATCACTCATTCGGTATGTACCATCCAATGTTTTACCCCAATCCTTATCCTTACTATAATAAGAATGACTCCATGGACTCTTAGAGAAATAATTACCAAACTTTTTCATCATGAAGTCAACTATTCTACAATCAACACTCTTTGGTAAAAGACCAAATAATTGCATTTTAGGACGAGGACCTTTTTTAATAGATTCAATTAACTGGTGCTTTAACATTTAATATATATTAAATGGGAGAATTTGATTTTAGAGATCTATACATAGGATACGAAGGACATCCAAGGTTCCAAGTAAACAGGATTATAACTGATGATGCTATTCGAGTTATAGTACAGAAGTACGAAATGATATTATTCACTAATAAAGGTGAATTATTAGGAGATCCTGAATTTGGATGTGATTTACAAATACTTCTACACCAAACCAAAGTATCTGCTAAAGCAACAAAAGCTATAATCAACGAACAAATTGATGAGTATATTTCAGAATTGAATGGTACATCATACCAATTAGATGTTACCTTCCAACAAGATGTTGAAAACTATCAAGATATTATGGTAGTTGACTTCAAAGTAAGGGATATCGAAATACAAGCTGTTATCGTTTAAACATAAGTGGTTCCTAAAGTAGCATCAATATATTGCTTACTTGTTAAGTTACTAAATGCTTCTAATTCCTGTATATCCAGTATTCCTCTTATCTCATAATTTTTCTTATCACGATATGTTGCCCCATATCCATTTTCTGAAGTAACTTCAATAACAAGGTATGGATCAATATTAGAATCTATTGTAAAATTATATGGTTTAAGATCCGAAATTCTTCTCCTTTCCGTTATATGTTGTATAGGGGTCATGTCATATTCCCTCCATTCAGTAATATCTACCCAATTTGAAGCAGTTGTTCCACTATCAAAAGATGGATTCACAAAAGAGGCTGTTGCTGTCGATACGGTTACACCCCAAGCACTGTAAGCATAATAATCCCTATCCTCTTTAACAATATCACCAAGATTATAGAATGTACCAGATTTCCAAGTTGATATATTTTGATATTTTCTTGGATTATTAGCCTTATTAGTGGGTATCATTGACTCATATAATTTATCCAAATAAACTATTTTCTCACCAATACCATATGTTTTCAAAGCATACCACTCACGATATATTTCATAAGTAGATATATCAACAGTATAATAATCTGGATTATATGAATATGTTCCATATAGATAAAAATCTAATACACAGTTATAAACTGTTGATCCATTATTAACAGGCATCAAATAGGTTTCATTCAACTTAAATGAGACCGGGTTTAGATTCTCACTAATTTTAATTATCTGTATTTCCTTAACACTATGTGATATTGTATTAACTCCAACAAAATCAGCTCTGCCAGTAATATCCAATATTTTATGTGTTATAGGTATAATATTAGATTGTAACCAATACTTTAAACCTTGTAATTTTGTCTGTATTTCCTGTAAAGTATAATTAAGTACATTATTACCCTCTCTATCAGTTATCCTATATGTCAAATTAAATAAGTTAGTCTCCTCATAACTCTTATTAGGGAATGTGTGTTTTATAAAATCATTCTCTGTCCAACCCTCCACACTATTATCAAATATATCAGGTATTTCAACCTTGTATAATTTATCATAACTTTCTGATAAAATATCCACATTCCTATAATATTCATAAAGCTCAAGATCGTTATATCCAAAATGGTTAATAGCGTTTATAATAGACTTATATGATCCTATATAGGGGTATATCATACTTCTCATAAGTATCATCTCCTTTCTCTTACTATTTAGGTATGTCCAATCAATACCCTCTTCTTTTATATCATATTCTTTATAGATATAAACATCATCGGATGATATTAATTTACCAGTATTACCAAGTTCAATTTTATATCTTATATCTTCTATTTCTG